CTTAATATAAAAACGATCAAACGCAGTAGCAGTTTGTGTACCCCATTGGTTTGCAGGTTGTGCGAACACCCACAAATTGGTACTATAAAATGGTATATCAACTTCAACTCCAGGATTGACAGTAGTCAAATAACTTACTCCTCCTAAAAATGGAAGAGCAAAAGGTGTAGTGGAAGTTGTAAAAGATACAATACCAGGTGCATTAGAGCTGGGGGAACTCAGCTCGAGTGCAATATGATCAGTCATGCTCGGAGTGCCATGATGAGAAAATTTGACACGATGTCGATATGAGCCACGCATACCCAAATAAGCATACTTAAGATAAGAAAACAAATCTATAGTAGCAGTAGGGCCAGAACCAAAAACTGCCTTATTTGTGGGATACATCGGAAAATAAAATCTCGCCCACTGTAAAGTGAACTGATTAGTGGTGATAATATCACTAGTATGATATCTCTTTAAAAGAGACCTAAATGAAGTAATAGTTTCACCGAAATGGGCAAGATGTATATTCTTATCATCAGCAGTAGAATCATTGGCATCAAGACAAGATATCTCAGTTGAGAACAGAGATTCTGATACAAAAGCGTTACGACTGGGAAACGACGCCTGCGAGGGAACTGCATAATGCATTTTCTTCCCATTAACGTAGACATTAAATTCAATACTAGAGTCATCTGGAGATTGCAATGCATTAATAGGTATAAGAGAGATATATCCATTAGAGGACATAGCCATATTTTCACTGGGAGTAATAGTAACACCATAATAATCCTCAGTCTGACTCTGATAACTCCTACGCCAAGATCTGTCACTGGCCCATGGGACACAAAATTTAACAATTTGAGTTTCTTGAAGATCAATTATTTTAACATACTGTTCATTCAAATTAAAATTTGTGTCTATAAGACCTTTCTGGTACATATTGGGTTCATATATGAGTGCTATCTTACCACGATGATATGCTGATACAACAAACTCAAAAACATATTCAATATCACCCCTCCAATATAAAAAGGGAGTGGAAGCAAATTCCAAAGGAGTGGGTTGAAACACGTCTAATAAAGTATTAACTGTTGTATGAATTTGCGGATTAACAGCTATTTCAAATATAGGGGATGCCAAAGGTAAATCTAATGGCGACCAAATAGATGAAGTAAACCAGGCTAAGCGACTATAAATGTTGGCTAATGCCATCTCATCTTTACTATCGCCAAACATGTTTTGGGAAACATCTAAAGCCCTTTTGGGATCTACTCCCAGGACCTTGGCAGTATCATTACCAATAGTAACCATACCATTATTAAAAGCCTCAGGTCTAACCGTAATACGATTTTCCGTGATGACGGGTTTA